ATGCCGACGTACCTGTCCTTGGTGTAATTGACGTGCTGGTGTAGCAGTAATCAACTTTAATAATTGATCTCTGTCGGCTAAATCAATGTCAATATCTGCACTCATTATTTTTTTCCTGGAAAATAATCTTGCATACCACCTTCTCTATGCAAATCACTGGTTACGCAATGAATACCGCCATCCCAGAAATATCTATGACGGAACGGAACCACATGTGGAGTAATTCCATAACGATCCAATGCATCAAACACTTGTTTGTTGTAGTTAAAAACTATGACATTTTTTGGGTCAACAATTAGCATATTAACATCAAACACAGTTTCTTCAACATAACCAGTCCAGTGCCCTAGCCATTGCTCTACAGTATCAATAACACTTTGATCATTTTCAAAACCAGGAATCCACCATTTGCCTTTATTTTTTGTCTTGAGTTCTAGAAATGGTCGAACTGCATCCCAGCTTTGATTTGGTAGGTAAACAACTTCCCATCCTGGAAAAGTATCAGCATACGTTGGTACATCGTTAAGGCTAATGATTAATCCTGGGCATACTGGACAAAAAACACCATCACTATGTCCGCCGGTGTTAACTATGTGATTCCTATAGCTAGGAAATTCTTTATCAATATGTTGTTTATATACGCTACAATCTTGTGCATAGCTGTCTGTTCCAAAATATAAATCTTTCCCAACTCGAGTTATAAATGCTCCAGGAGCTTTTGAAATGCCAGTTGATTTAATTATATTTGTTTGTTTTATATAATCAAAAATATGATTGTAGCTAGAATAAAAATTAATAAGTTTTGTTAATCCATGTACCTCGTTACATTCTGTTTTAATATGGTTGGGCAGATTGTTAAATTCTTCAATTGTTTGACAATCTGGCCAACTAGAATCTTTGACTGTGTTATAAAAATCTGAAAAATTTAGATTATATCCTTTGTAGAATATATCCCCAATCATAATCATATAATCTCTAGGAGTCATAGGAGGTGGCAAATATTTGCCATTAATAAAAGCGTCGGCGGCTCTAGACACCGTTGGACGCAATATCTTTACATCAAATTCTTTTAATTTTTTAATTAAACATTGATAATCTTCTTCGGTCTCAACTGCTATTTTTTCAAACAATTTTCTTACATGAGGAATCCTAATCCATGAATAAAATTCAGGAGGATAGCTACGACCAACTATACAAGTTTTTAGTGGGTCCCAGTGTTGATGTACGGACATTTGAGCATTAGACGTAATAATAAGCTACCTTAGTAAGTATCAATAATATTTAAAATTTCTTGACTATTTATAAACCAACTATTGTTATTTGGTAATTCTACATTATACTGCAATTCTATTTGTGCTGTCAAGTAACTTTCCTGCAACAGATCCAAATTTGGAAATGCAAATAGCTCATTATTGAATATTTTTATCAATAATTGATCGCAAAACTTTTTAGAATCTTTGTATATCTGGCGTTGTAAAAATTTATTATGCAACTCATAAAATGCATCATTGGGTAGAAAATCGTAACCGCACCAATGAGCAATTTTTGTAAGTTCTTGTATAAATGATTTTGTATCATAAAAACATGCAAATGGAAAAATCTGTACATTGTTGTTTTTTTTGTAAGTCATTTTTTGTTGTTGTGTTATAAATCCGGCTTGGTCAGGATATTTGAAACTTAATTTAAAAAATTCTCGTAGTATATGTCTTGGGCAGTTTGGTGATTCAGAGGTCAGTTCTAACAGTTGCAAATTATGAACATCGATACATTCATTCTGTATCCACTGTGGCAAGAGTTTAAACTCATCAAGTGTGTTAATAGTTGGCCAACTATTATCTCTTACAGCATTATAGCTTTCTTGTATTTGAGATTGAAAAAAACCGTTTAATAAATTATTCAACACCCATCTATAATCAACATTATTCCATTTATTGTAGGTGTTAATTTCAAGTTGGTTGTTGTCAATGTTGTAATCGCCCGCTCGGAGTAAACTAATTGATGACAGCGGTAATAAATCATCTGGTGCAATTTGAATTGATATTATTTTACTATTTTCAATAATTGTTTTTTTACCCCGATATTCAAAATAGTGCCATGCGTTAAAAATCTGTTTGTCAACATATTGTTTATTATGTAATGCTCCTAATATATTAAACGGGTCTCCGATGGTATTAATATTGGCCAAGAACTTATTGCAAACAAATTCTAAGTAGTTGCCATGGGCGCCACCTTGGAAATCTATATAAATCATTACCAGCCTGCCTTTTTTAATATATCTTGTGCGTATTCTTGATCTGCTGGATAGTCTTTAAACTTACGCATCCAAAAATCTGCATCAATATAGGGCCAGACCATAGCAATTTGTGTTGGGTCAAGTTCGCTTAAAAACTTTTGTCCCGATTCACTGTTATAAATGATCCAAGGGCTAATACGACCAGTGCTTACAGCATATACCATGCTGTTACTATTACCATAGCGTAGACAATCCTCTGCAGGGTGGCCAGACTTTTCTGACCAGTCTATACCAAACTCCATGGCACGAGCCAAGGCATCGTTTATGTTTTCTACACGCAGGTAATCTGTTAGGTATTCTGTGTAAACACTATCCTTGCACCAGTGGTCAATTTTTTTGTTTTGTTTTAGCACCCACTCAGTAAAGCGAGCTGGGTTAATGGCCTTTACAGATACGCAGTAACGACCAAACTTTACAAAGGCTTTGTAATACGGACTGTCGGCAAAGTCATCAAATGTTTTTAGTTTAGCACTACCTTGGGTAAGTTGATAAAACTTAAGATAGGCCTGTAGGCCTAATTGTACTCCACGCTCACTTTGTTCTTGTCTACGCCGACGTGGCTCGCACGAATGCACCGCAAGGCTGGACTCTTTAATAAAGTCTTTCTTACAATACTGACAGGTATATTTCATTTCTTAACTTCTTGACCCAATTGTTTTAAGTAAGTGTCTATATCTTTTTTAGTGTTAATTTTAGCCATTAACTCTAACTCATCATCTTTAAGATGTGGATATAGTTCTGCTAGTTGTTTACGAACACCACTGGCACCAGATTCCTTTTTCTTAGGAGCGATCCATTGATGTCTGTGGGTGCCGAGTCCTGGACTAACGCTGGTAGCACACAGCCATTGTAGTTTTGGGTGTTTGTTTATATTAAAAAAGTGTTTGTTTAGTCGCTCATTACAACTGATCAAATAAAATTCCTGTAAATCTCTACTTCCTTGTACACTACTGCCCCAACGTATCATTAAATAATTACTAAACTTTTTACGCTCTTCTTCGGTAAGGCTATTATAAAAATCTCGATCCTTGCGATCAAAACAATTCATTTCGTTGGCAATATTAAGTTTATCCACTACCAAGCCTTGTTGTAGTTAATTACTTCGCAGTTGCGACTAATATCTTTAACAAAATAGACACAGTCTGGTTTATGGCCATCTGTAACTGGTACACATAGCATCTGTCCGTTCTTTAATTTAGGAGCATACCATGCTACCTCCTGGTAAACATCCACAATTTCAATATCAAGGAAACTTGGGCGAAAACTTGATAGTGGATTAAATTGGAATGCCTTAAACCCACGATCATTAATAGCAGTCAATGGCAAGACTTCTAAGTCGCCCAGGTCTGGTTCACCAATGAGTATTTGCCAATCCACCGGCATGCGAACAAGATTTTCACCAATACGTAATACTAACGCTGGTGCATTAAAACTCTCTAGAAAAATTAATGGTATGTAATGATAGTCTGGATCTTGCGGATTACTATTATCTAATATAGCGAAACGCATATCATCGACTTCTTCTGGAAGATGGTCAAGATCGAAGGGGGTGTTATCAAGTGTTAATATTCTCATAAGTTTATTATAACATATTTTTTGGTCATTGCAACCGTTATTTCCATTCTAGTTTCTCTTGTGTAAAGGGGTATGCGGCATCCTTATAAAACTGCTTGCGCTTAGTTAAATGGCGTTTGGCAAATTTACAAGTGCTGGTTACGTCCCAGATTTGGACATGGTCTTTGTCTTCGGCTTTACGAATACCACGGCCTATACTTTGGATAACTCTA